GTAACAAATTTTTAGCCTAAACAATCCAACCTCGCTTCGGTTTTGCATATTTGGTGTATATAGCATAACGCATAGCATCCATCAAGTGGTCACGAAACTTAACAGGCTCATCCATTGTATTGCCATCATGATCCGTTTTCCATTTATAGTTTTTAATCTCATCTAGTAAATCCAAAGATTCTGATTTTATAAATATTGGAAATGATTTTACCTTGTTGACTCCAGCAAAAACATCTTTAGCTGCTAGTTTCAAATTAAACCCAGCTTTATTTACCTCAGCTATTGTTTTAGGTTCTGCAGGGTCAGCGAATATGTCGTCTCTACGAGATAAGCCTAAAGATTTCATCCTATCAATCAAAAGTGAGGTAGACATCTTAGTATCATATATCATTTGCTCCACATATATGTCACCATCGAAGTTTTTACATTTAACCAGGGCAGTTTGGTGGTTAAAGCCAAAGTCAAGGCCATAAAATACATCTCCACCCTCAGGGAAGTTTCTTCTTCTTCTCCAATGCGAATAAATCGTAGCCTCACTAATCGCTCTTTCTCCTAATCCGTACACTCTCCAATATTCGTGGTCAGCTTCTCGTAGTCTTTCAATCTCTGCAATAATGGTCTTATCCAAAAACGGATTGTCTTTATAAGTCGTAATCGTAAAGTCAGTATCTTCTCTAGGAATGACTTTGTCATAAATCCAAGAGTAATAATCCGAAGGGTTATAGTCTAAAACGATTTTATCGGTAGTTCTTAGGGCTAATTGCATCCAAGACTCGTAATTAACCTCATTTGCCTCGTTAATAAACAAATAATGCCTTTTACGACCTCTAATTTTCTGAGGTTGGTCGGTAGATACAAATTCTACCGTATTTCCATTTAGGAAATATAAATTCTCTGATTTATTGTGTTTCTCCTCAGAGTATAGCCCATATTTAGACAATATCTCGATAAAGTCCCTCATAACGGAACCTTTGATGCTCGGTAGGGATGAACGGCAAATAGTTAAGGTCTTTCCTTTCTCTTGTAGGAGTTTTACGATAAACCAGGTAAGTACGTTATAAGTTTTACCTGACCTCGTTCCTCCTTGCATTACAGAAATCCTTTTCTTAGATTCGTTCAATATCTGAAAGACGACATTGGTGGTTACTTCCATAGAAATAAATTAAAATTTTTGGTTTGCTCAAGTCAAAGCTAATACTTTTTGTTTTATAGGAAGGTAGGGGTTACCAATTTGGTAACATAGCTAAAAAGCAATTAGAAGCGATTTAAGACACTCTGTGTCATTTTGGATACATAGTACTACTCTATGGTAGAAAGTGTCTGTATTAGCCTTAAAATGCTATTTAAGAGCTATTCTTCGTATTCTCCAGCTTCATTCTCTAATTCTACCTCTTTATCGTACTCGTAAAGTGGTATATCTTGGATATTAGCAGCTTCAGTAGCAGGAACTACAAAACCACTATCTTCTAGTTGCATATTCTCATATCCTTCGGATCTATTCTCATCACCATCTAGCTTTGGAACATCATCAACGTGGTTTGCCTTTAAGACATTCACAGTAATCTGCTTAACAACATCTCCTTCGTGAGCAACCTCTTGTCTTTCGATGTATCCTCTACGTTTACCTTTTGTCTTAAGTAAGAACATTGTAGCTAACGTATCACCCTTAGCAATACGTTCCATCAGTTTGTGTTCACCAAAGTCTAGCATTATCTCCTCAGGTTCTATTTCAGCTAGTTTCCTAGCGAACTCAGGATCATTCTTAACCCATACGTTATACGATGACCTAGATACCCCAGCTGATTCACAAGAGATGGTTATGTTACCGAAGTTCTCCTTGTAAGCTATGATAAAAGCTTCTTTAGTGATGTCTTTAAACTCTGCATTCATATTATTGGTTTTTATAATGTGTTATATAGAAAAATAAAAAAAATCAATGTCAAACAATGTGAAGGCTTTATTTTACAACAGAATAATGAAGGGCCCAAGGCACTCCCCAAAAATTCTACACGAATATAAAGGGTAGGGGGTCGGTAGGGTAGGGGTTTACTCTACCATTTAACATAATATAAATTATAAGACTCCTTCCCTATCCTATTTTAGCCTATCCAATGGCAAAAGTAATGTAGTTTTATTATATTGATAGTTTACGCAAGCTGATGCCAAAAGTAAGAATCTACTCTAAATACTTCTAATCAATAGATATAACAATATACCTATGTATTATCTAATAATAACTATATTATATAATATAAGGATATATTGATTAATATACCCCTATATATTGTATAAGGTTAGTAAATACATACCCAATGAATGATCCTGATAGCTGAAACCCTCTGACCAGGGTAAAGCCTTTAACCTTAAATACTACATATTTCTTTACATTGTTTGATGTTTGTATCATATAAAGGCTTATCTTAGGGGTGCCATATTAAACCAATGGCACACAAACTATGATACTATTTTACACCCAATTGCTATTGTTTATCCTATTCATTAGCTATGTTAGTAAACTTATTATTCACCTTTTAATCGACAACTATGCAAACGATTAGTATTATCGAAGCCATCTTAATTAGTGCAACTCTATTAGTAGTATATGCACTTATCAAAACCATTATTCAAACAATCAAAAACAAGTAAAATGAAAGTACAAGATTTACAAACTATTCAAGATGTTCAAAAGTTCTTTGAACATATCGTATTCGATTTAGGAATAAACTTCCATATCGATACACCATTTAGCGACTATGTTAACTATTCAGACAACAAAGCAATGATGTCTAAAAGCGAGGCTATCAGATACGAAGTAATGATGAGCAAAGCAATCGATATATGCAACGCTAATGGAGTTGACGAATACGAACTAGGATTAGATATTTTAGAATCATTTATAAATGCTTAAACACAAACAAAATGAAACCTTTAAAATCAGACATAAGAAAGCACTCTACCAAAATGGTAGAAACAATGGTACAAAACATTTGCAATTACTTGCATTTTGAATATAGAACAACAAGTGGTGATGTATCGCCTCACCAACAATGGACAATAGGCAATACAAAAGAAACTCTTTCCGATTTAATTGTAGAGCAAGTATTCCAAAATTTAGACTTTACAAAGTTTGACATCCATAGTTTGACAAGAGATGAGCTAATGGAATTAGCCTACTCACTCGATTGGAATGGCTCATGGGATGCCGATGAGGAAGGGCAAGAGCCTATAACAAAAGATGAGTTAATCGAAGCAATTTTAAACCTTATTTCTTACCATAATTAAAAAAAAACAAAATGAACAACACAACAACAACAAACATCGCTGAATTTGGAACCTCTGAGATATTAGAAGCTTCCGAAATTTTAATGGCTTATGCAAAGGGACACTATGAGCATCCCTATTTTAATGGAGAGCCTCAATTAATGATGAATAAAAATAGTGGCTTTGTCTTCCTAGTTGATGATGGGGGAGATGGAGCAAACGTGCTAATGTTAAATGGTGAGGATTTAGAGGGCTTCTTTACATCGCCTTATGAGGGCTTAGAAGGTTTCTTTTCTGACTTATTAGAAGAGTACAAAAGCGACAATATGCATAGAGAGGATGTAGAATGGTTTGAGCAATTAGCTAAGGATTTGGGCGAGGAATTATAAGCCCCAACCCATCGCTTAAGGCGTGGCATTCGATTGCAAATGGGTTCTATTTATTCACTTAAACACAACAAAATGGACTTTAACAACTTAACACCAAAAGGTGTTGAAAAGCTAAAAAAAGACATCCCAAAGCTTACTAGAACTCAACTAGTAGATAAAATTTGGGACTTAGCTAGTGACGAAATCGGAACACCTGAAGATGTTTTAATTATTGCTAAGGAAAGCGAAAACCAGCTAAGAACAAGACTTTTATATATTGTTTCTTGGTATGAGCATTTAAACAAATAAAACAGATCAAACCTGGATCATTGAAAGGTTTAAAATGGGCTTGAAAAGGCACAGTACAACTATGCCCAAAAAACCCACAAAAACCCCATTGGATACCTATGCTTAAAAATCCCCTAAAAATCCCACAGCCAAAAATCCCCTTGGGCCAAAAATCTTTTGTAGGGACAAAAATCTTTTATGATTACTTTAACAAAAAACCCCATAAAAATCTAAAACAATAACAAAAACTCCTTAACTTCGTCAAACAAAACAAAAACCCAATCTATGTCATTTGAATTAATCACCGTCAAATATGGCTGCAAGTGTAGTCTAACTGGCAAAAACTTCTCACCAGGTGAGCAAGTCTATTTCAACTACCAATCAAAAACCTTCCTTGATCCTGTGTATTATGAGAATATGCAGAGCCAAATCAATTCAAGTGGAGTTCAATCTTATTTCCAAAGGCATCAAAAACTTAATAAAGTAAACCAAAAACCCCAATAATATGACTAAATTCGAGTTTATCACAGAGACTAACCCAATAACTGGATATGTTAGATACTGGACTGAGAAGGAAGGTATATATGTAGACCATACTATCTCAGATAAAAAAGAAGTGGCTTACCAAAGATTTATGAGTGCTGCTAGTGGCATATCTTTAAAGCCTAACATAGAAATTACCGAAACTATTTACTCATCAACTGAATAAGTATGCACCCTACACCAGCTCATCTAAAACAAAAAGGCCTTAAAGATTACTTTATGATAAGTACTGATAAGGATAGGATTAAAAAAGATTACATCTATCGTGGTATGTTTATTCATTGGGACAGCAAAAAACCCTTAGATAAGTTCTACTATTGGAGAGGTGATTATTTCACATCGATTGAAGGAGCTATGCGTAGCATAGACAGACATTATAAACTATATAAAAAACTAAAAGATGCTAATTAGAGATTATCGTGCCTTACTGAAGTATGGCGATATAAAGAAGATTTGTGAGTTAACAGGCTATACACCCTATAAGGTACGCACAAGGTTAGCTAAGGCTGATGAGGAAATGATTGAGATTGTAGAAGCTTTCTATCGCAAAAAGATAGAAGAATTAAAAAACCAAATTTATGATTTCACCGAATAAAATACACTACTACGCTATGCCAGGAATATTAAACTTTGAAGAACCTGATAGAGAATTACTAATTCAGTTCGTATGTAAAGAGATGAATGTAAGATACAAAGATGCCTTGTCTAAAGATAGATCACGCATTCTAGTGCTTACTAGGAATATGTGCTACGCTATTCTAAAAACTTATGTAGGGGCCACAGTAACCTCAATAGGCAGGTTATTTTTTCGTGACCATACAACTGTCCTACATGGACTACGAATGCACCAACAAGACTTAAGAACTAATGACATCTATGCAGAGCAATTTGATGAAATTAGATTCTTACTTAAACTTAATTTACCAACCAAAAAACACCTAAAGTATGCTAAGTCAATTCGCACAATGGGATGATTCTGAAAAGCGATTATTCATCGCTAAGATTATCCACCAAATTAATTATTCACAAGCTAATCTTGAGTTAATGGAATCAATTTTGTCTATATGGCAAAAGTATCCAACAAGACAGGCTTATTATTATCAAGAAACACAAACAAAAAATCTAAACTATGGAATTGCAAACAACTAGTCCTTCGTATGAGTTAATCAACAAGGATTCAATGCTACAATTAGCATCAGAATTATCTAAGCTAATTAAAGAAAAAGGCTTATCATCTAACATTCAAGGCAAACAATTTGTTAACGTGGAGGGATGGCAATTTGCTGGAGCTTCACTAGGATTGATGCCAATTATTACATCTACTCAAGACTTATCAAATGAAACTACTATCAAATATATGGCGACTTGTGAAGTTCGCAATATTACTACTGGTTCTGTTGTTGCTGTCGGTATTGCTTTATGTACCAATGCCGAAAAAACTAAGCGTTACTTTGATGAATACGCTATTCTCTCTATGGCTCAAACTAGGGCTATTGGTAAAGCGTATCGTAATTTGTTAGCCTGGTTAATGAAAGCAGCTGGTTTTGAAGCTACACCTGCTGAAGAGATGGACTTTGCAGATGCGAAAGCAGATGCTAGGGCTAAAGAGGAGCCCAAAAAACCTGTCGTACAAGAGGTAGAGGTAGAAGAGATAGCAGAAGTAGAAATTGATAGAGTAGAATTAATAAAGCAGATTACAGACTGCACAAAAAATAAGGAGCTAGTAGATTTATATTATGGATACAAGCAATACATAGATGGCGACCAAGCCTTACTAATGTTGCTTAAGTCTAAGAAAGAATCATTCACAAGTAAAACAAAAAAATAATGAGTACTGAAATATTTTTACCCAAGGTAGAGTTGTCTACCTATGAACCAAGTAAGTTTAACAATGACTTAATCAAAACAACTATTGTAGAGCACTATAAAGAAACAGGAGATAGCCCACTTGAAACATTAGTTCGTATGGATGCTATTGCACAACTATTCGATGGTGTTCGTGGTGAGCTTAGAGAGTTAGTAGTAGATGAGTTAGCTAAGTATCCTGGTGGTAAGGCTGATGTCTTAGGTAGCGAGGTTACTAAGATAGAATCAGGAGTTAAGTACATCTATGACCAAGATTATGCTTGGACTAAACTTAACAACGAAGTAGAGTCACTTAAGTATGCTCTTAAAGAAAGAGAAAAGATGCTAAGGACTATCAACACTCCAATGGTTGATCCTGAAACAGGTGAGATGGTACACCCAGCACCTAGAGTATCTACAACAACATTTAAAATATCCTTAAAGAAATAAAAATGAAAGCAACAATAGGGATGTTAAAATTCTTTTTTATTGCAGTACCAGTTTTTATTGTTGTTTATTGTGGTGCAATGGCAGCTATAGAAATTAAAGAATATTTAAGAAAATGATTTACCAATTAAAAAACACAATAGATGTTCACACTCCTCTTGGGTACGGAAAAGCAATCGCCTGGATCGATTACGGATCAGATACAAACACAGTTTGGAAAGTCGTACTATACGACACAGGTATGGTTAGGAACTTTTATGATGACGACATACTCGTATATCCCAACGCAATGGATGGAGGAGAAATCGATGAAGAGTTCTTCGTCAAAAGAGAGTTTAAGTATAATAATAAACAATTTATAAAAGGGCTAAAAAACCATTTTAAACCATATGAGTCAAGAGATAAAGGGGATGGAGAATAATATACCAGTAAGAATGGTGTTTATAGACAACAAGGAAGAGATTCATTTTAAATCTATAGCAGCAGCTAGTAGGAAGTCTAAAGTGACGGCACAGAGCATTAGAGAGTCATTAAACCCTATTGCTAGGAAAAAGTTTATGGTAAAGCATCTAGACAAAGAAAGAGTAGTAGCATTTAGAATCATATCTAAAAATCCTTAAATATGACACACGGAAGTTTATTTTCAGGTATTGGTGGGTTTGATTTAGCTGCACATTGGATGGGTTGGGACAATATTTTCCATTGCGAATGGAATGAGTTCGGCCAAAAAGTTCTTAAACATCATTTTCCAACATCAAAAAGTTATAATGACATTACCAAAACAGACTTCTCTGTTCACAGAGGAGAAATCGACATTCTTACAGGAGGATTCCCTTGCCAACCTTACTCATCAGCAGGAGAACGTCTTGGGAAAGCCGATGAAAGACATCTCTTTCCTGAAATGCTTAGAGCAATCAAGGAGATTAAACCAAGATGGATTATTGGTGAGAACGTTCGTGGACTTGTTAGTTGGGAAGGGGGATTGGTATTCGACGAGGTGTGCTCTGATTTGGAGAGGGAAGGCTATGAAGTCCAACCGATTCTTATTCCAGCTGCTGCCAAAAATGCTCCCCACAAAAGAGAACGAGTATGGTTTATTGCCTACTCCAAATTGCACGAGGATAGATATACCAACAATGGAAGAAGTAAACAAAAGGAAGGAGATATATGGAGGGGAGAGAAGAGCAATGTACCTGACTCATTTTATAGCGATGGGATTCCTTCCAACACCGATGGCCTCGGATCATCACGGAGGCACAGCCAAAATTTCAGAAAAGTTCGACAGGAGGAGCAATTTGAAACACAATATTGCTCAAAAGGTTGGGAAGGCTTCCCAGCTTCACCCTGCGTTCGTGGAGGAGATGATGGGCTTTCCCACGAATTGGACTCTATTACCATTCCTAAGTGGTGTAGAGAATCAATCAAAGCCTATGGAAACGCTATAGTTCCTCAAGTTGCATTTGAATTATTTAAAACAATAGAGTTATTTGAAAATTCTTTGTAGATTTGTTATGTTATGTACGAGATAACAATTAAAACTTTCTGCCCTAGGTGGCGTTAGAACTCGTACTTCTAGCAAAACCGATGGGCTTTTTTTATTATGTATTACACCACAATAATTCATCCAATTCGCAAATCCCTACATCTATCTTGTAATGAGTATTGTGTATTAGATAGCATTTACAAATTACAAAACAACGAATCTCATTGGTGCTATAAATCTAGGGAGAATATGGCTAAAGACCTTGACCTATCAAAGCAAACTATTATAACCATAATAAAAAATCTTGTTGCTAGGGGCTTAGTAATGCAAAATGATGTTACAAGACATCTAAGAGCTACTAATGAAATATTTCCAAAGCTGTTAAATGACCATAAAACACTAGAATACAACAAGAAAGATAATAGCTTTACCATTGGTATAGAAACTTTACCTGACGAGTCAAGAAACTTTACCCAAAGTGGTAAAGAAACTTTACCCTATAATAACATATATATTAATACTAATAATACTAATAAAATATATAAGGATAAAGAAGCTTTTGTTAATACCATAGAATCCCATAAAGAAAAACTTGGAAACCAATACCAATCTTTTTTAGACTATTGGACTGAAGCAGATGCTAAAGGCAAGATGAGATACCAAGACCAAAAATTCTTTGACATAGCTAGAAGAGTAGGTACCTGGATTAAGAATAGTAAAAACTTTGAACCTAACACACAAACTAAAATAAAATTAAAATGACACCAAAAGAAAAAGCAGAGGAATTGATAGATAAAATGTTAACAAATAATGGAGATGAACATCATCATTGCACTTATTATGTAGCAAAACAATGTGCATTAATAGCAGTTGATGAAATATTAAGTTTATTATGGTCTGTAAAAACTGATGTAAAATATTTTAGTAA